TTCGAACAGCCTCCTGCGTGATTACATGCAGAAAGTGTCGCCCCTGTGGTCCCCCGGCCAGGACGGGGAGGCAATTTTTGATATAGACGGCAACCCTTATTTCCGCCGTGTAGGCTCCTACGAGTCTTCGAAGCCACCGAAGCCGAAGAAGTACAGGGAGGAGGAATCCGACCTACAGAGGAGACTGCGAGCGCTGGCGACGCGCTATTACGATGAGCGGCGCCACGGGTGCAAGAAAGGGGAGTATAGGATCCCCACAAGCTCGAAGAAGAATGTTGACAGGTCCTTGAGGGCGCAGGCTGCGCTCGCGACCGCCAGCCCCCCCCGTCTTACGAGCGAGCAACGCGAAGATTTCGACGCTGCCGTGAAGCTCGTGCGAGAGAAGTATTCGGAGGGCGTGGGCAGTGAGCCCATCAAGACGTACTTGGAGGAGGGCGAGTATGGGATTTTGAAGACATTTATCGGCTTCGAAGACAAGTCGTCGGGGGTTAGCACACGCTTTCGGAATATGAAGAAGGCGGCGTGGGTGAAGGAACACCCCGAAGAGGTGGTGGACTTAGCCCTTAGCAGGTTGATCCTTATCGCCTTGGCAGGCGACCAGCTAGAGGAGCTTGACGCCATCGAGCTTGTACGGCTCGGCTGCGCCGATGTAAAGGACATATTCATGAAGCCAGAGGAGCACTCACCACAGAAGATGGCTGAGGGCAGGTTTAGGCTGATTTGGATTAGCAGCCTCGTCGACTTGGCAGTCCAAGCGCTTCTGCATAAGGCGGACAACGCTGCCCATGTTGATTCCTACCAGGCGGGCCACTTGACTTGCGCCGCGATCGGCATGGGGCACAGCCCCGAAGGGCTGCGGCAGCTCGTTAAGGCCTTCCAGAAGGAGGGGGTGGCCGAGAGGAACGTGTCCAGTGACGCGTCTGCTTTTGATTTGTCCGTTGACGGGTCATTTATCCACGCTGACGGTGAGCGCCGCGCCAGCAACTGTGCCGACGCAGACGTCGCCAGGCTGGTGAAGCGCTACGCTCACGTTTTGTGCAGCCACGTTTTAAACAACAATGGTGACGTTTGGCTGTGCGTTAAGTATGGAGTCACCTCCTCCGGCCAATTGTCGACCACCGCGCAGAACACGTTCGCACGCTCTGTTATGGCAGCTTACGGCGGTTGCAAGGGTTGGACCTGTGCGGGAGACGACTTGGTGGGCGACGAAGATTTTGACGAGCGTAGGTTGCTCGACTTCGGCATTCGCTCACGCGACGTCGAGCACCACATAGGCGAGGCGGATTTCACCTCGCACTTAATTAACACGGAGAGTGCCACTGCGGTCTTTGGCAACGTCGAGAAGATGCTTTGGCACTTGTACGACACGTGCACAGACG